CAATTAAGGTAGCACGTATTGGATAGTTAGTACTTTTGTAAGTACATAAATATTATACCATTTATATAAGTATAAATCTACCACGAACTATGATAAATTACATCATATTTGCTAAAGTCTAATTCTTCAGCAATTTTATTTAATTGGTCTATAGTATCTTCTATTTGTGATATGTAATACTCATCATATTCAGTACCTCCAAAGAAGAACCCTGATGTTGTAGGTAATAATTCTTCACATACTTCAGGATTAGTTATTACTCTAGCCTTAATATAATGTTTTATTTCTTTACCATCTTGCCATTGAGTATATTCTAATACATCTCCTTCTTCAGTTTGTATACTTTCTAATACTTCAGTACAAGTATTTAATAATTCTTGTAATTGTTCTTTAGATACTTTATATTCTCCACAATCATCATTACCATCTTGTACTTTATCTACAAACCATTTATGAATAGCATTTGCTTTTCTCCAATATGCTAATTCGTTATCTTTCCATTCTTCATAAGATAAATCTTCTAAACTTTTTTTAGTTCCTTTCTTTCTCTTATGTAAATACATATCTAAACCCATTGTTCTTTCCTCCCCTCTATAATACAATTTGATATTTATCAAGAACTTCATTAACACCAACTATACCTTTAGTATTATTAGCATCTATGATTTCTTTTGTTATCTTATCTGTTATTTGTTTTGCAATTTGTTTAACGGTTTCCTCCATTGCTTTATGTTTCATTAACATAATTCTTTCTGGTATTACCTTTTGAAGATTGCATATATCGCAACATTCTCCTTCATTTTTGACTGGATATGGATTGTTGCCTATACCAACTATTTCATTTCCACATATACAACATTTTTTCATTTGCTACTCCTTTCATATAACTTATATATATTATATAAAATAATTATAAAAAAGTAAACAAAAAAGTGGCTATACTATCCATAAGTATTCCACTTCTCTGTTTCTACAATCAAAACTGTCATATACTGTACCGTAAACGGAACAAACTATATGTCCTTTCATAGTTATAAGTAAGATATTATCTTTATATAAACCTGATGCTTGACCTACTGTCCCTTTAAATGGTACTCGTCTATATCTACTATCTAAATAATCAATAATAAATTTTCTATCGTCCATCATTGTACCTTTACTTTGTGCTAAATCACTTAATTTGCTATAGGTACAATCCCAAGAATAACCTTCTGCTAAACTAATTGCTCTTACAGTACAATCATTCTCTGATAGATTATATTTATTAGCATTATAATATTTATACATTACATTTGTGCTATTCTTTGAGCAGTTTGTCTAATCATTTCAACTTCTTCTGGATTTTGTGCTTCCTCTTTTAACATACGAGCAAAATCTTCCATACTTCTTAACATATATTCAAGACTTCTTTTAGTATCTTCTCCACGATAGTTTCTTCTGCCTTCTTCATATCTACTATAAGCATTATAAACATTATCTAAGTGTTCATGACCTCTATATTTAGTATCATAACCCCTTCTTCCGTACTCGTCATAAGCACTATAGTTTCCATAAGGTTCATATCTTCTACCATAATCATTATACATTTTCTCGTCCTCCTTTGTATAGTGTTTTATCTTTGTTAATTTACATAAATTATCAATGTTATTGACGTTAATTCCTTCGTTTAATATTTCTTCTATTCTTTCATCTACTTGTTTTAGTATCTTCTCCATTTTTATTCCTTTCTAAAAGTTCTATTGAGTTCATTAAATCTTTTCTATAATAAAATTAATGCCTTTAAGAGTAGGTATTTCAGTTTCTACTGCAGGAGTAACTCCTCCAATAGCAGGTAAAGAACCTATACTAAATGTACTATTAACTCTAGGACAAATTCTTATTAATTTAGTAAATGAAATATTAGAATAAGCATCTGCAGTTGCTATATTTGCATCCATTTCAGTTCCTTCTACAGCACTTCCGTTACTTTTTAATGCTATTGCTACATCTCCTGTTGTTTCGCTTGTTACATTAGCATTAAATGATATTCTAAAAGTTCCACCACCTATAATAGTAAAATTACTAGAACCTTCATTGTATTGTAACCATCCACAGCAATTAGCACTTCTACTTCTTAAATTAACTATTGTAAAATTAACATCATCAGTATTGTTTGTTAATGTTTGAGGTAATATTTCTATTGTTTGTATCATATTGTCTTCCTTTCTATTAAAAAAGATAGGACTTCGCCTATCTTATTATGCAATTTCTCGTATTCGAGTTGTCATATAGACGTTTGCTTAAAAATTGTTTCCACATCCACAGCCATTATTTTGACAAGTGAAGATTGGTGTTCTTCCATATACTGGTGTAGTAGGTACAGGACAACTATTTAGTCTGTTGTATAATGCATCTACTTCATTAGCAAATCCTTGTGATATAAAAGCATTTTGTGCATTTTGACTTGCTTTTAAATCAGCCATTGTTAATTGTCTTTCTAAGTCGCTGATTTTATCATTCTTAGCATCTAATTCTAATTGACATAACTTATCTAATATTGCTTGAGTATTAGAAGTAGCATTAGTAATGATATCTCTAGTATTATTAGCATCAGCAAATCTAGTAGTGTTTGCTTCATTTTGTACAATGTTTTGTGTTTGACAAGTAGCAAGTCTGTTTTCACAACAACAATTATCAAGTCTACTTCCTAAGTCATTAAATCCTTGTAATGTAGCAATTTGATTGTTAAATGATTGTTGCATATTAGCAATTTGTCTAGAGTTAGCAGATATTTCTGCATTTGAGAACCCTCCGTTGATTGCAGATACTACGTCACTAGTTGCATTACAAATTTGGTTAGAAATACCATATACTCCATCTCTTACACCTTCAACTTGGTTACTTAAATGTAGAGTATCAAACCCATTATTAGTATTAGACATTATTTCTTGTTGTCCATTAGCAATCCAAGGGTACATTCCATTACCATTTCCACCAAATCCACTAAATCCATTTCCACTAAACAAAAATGCCAATAATAAAAGTGCCCAAATTCCTTCTCCACCAAAGAAGCCATCATTATTGCCATTAGCATAATACATAGGATGAGGGTAACTTCCATTAGCAGTCGCTAGTTCAATAGTAGGTTGAATAGTATTAGAACCGTTCATTTTCTTTTCTCCTTTCTTTAAATTTATATCAACATCATTTGATGTTAATACCGTACTTATTTAGTTGCTCATTAGTAATTCCTATACTATTAGCATATTGAGAAAATCGTTTTAATTGCTCAGGAGAATAGTTATTTATAACTTTGTTCAAAATCTCTTGAGGATTGCCATTGCTTTTTCTTAGTTCTTGATATTGACGGAATACTTGAGGATTTCTCATCTTTAATTGGCTCATCAAAACATTCATCATTTGATTCATATTCATTCACCTTTCTTTTATAATCTTCTAATTGTGCTTGTAGAACTTCGATTTGTAAATCTTTAGCATCTTTTTCTATGATTTCTTTTAATTCGTAAGTCCTAACTTCCCCTTTCATATTCTTAATCCAGACGATACTCATATCTTTACTAAAATAAGCAGTATCTCCAATGCCATAACTTCTTCTTACTTCATCAATATTGTTAGCCATTGGTAAACCGTAATATGGACTGTTATACATTTCTATTCTCCTTTACAAAAAAAAGAAAGGAATACGACTACATACATAAGCGTTTTAAACTGATTATATAGCGTACGTTTCTCCTTTCTTATATAAATACTATTACAAATAAAAAAGAACCGTCAGACGGTCTAAAAAGGCATAATAAAAGGACATTAAATCTTTAATGCCCCAATCATATAAAAATATGCTTTATCTAATATTTCAACTATCCTACCGTTATCTAAATCGAACTCATCACTTATGTCTTTAAAAGTTTTATCTTCTCTAAACTTTCTTAAGTAGACTAAGTATACTTGAGTATTAATATCTTTAAGTCTTCTCTCTGCTTCAATTAAGTTTATATCTAGTCCGTTATATTTAATATATTCTAACAATTTATCATATTTGCTTTCATTATGCTTCTTATAACCAAAGAACTTCTTTTCATTACATTTAGTACTTGTAAAATAACAACTTAGTACATTTGCTAATGTTGCTATTACAAATGAGAACTCTGTTCCTATTAAGATTAAACTAATCTTATATACTAAGAATAATAATATATAAAATAAAATTGTTAGTACAAAACATATATTTAATCCATCTGCGTGTATAGGTTTTTCTAGATGTCCTCTAATTACTAAATAAATTGGTATTTGTAATAAGCATATAACAAGTCCTAGAATTGAAAAAGGAATTATATTAAATAGTATCGCTATAACTGTTAATACTATTATAACTAAATTCCCATAAGCAGTGTAAGATAGTTTATCTAAATCTATCATACATTACTCCTATCTCTTATTTATTTCTCTTTTTACCAAAGAATAGTTTTCCAGGAATATCCCACATCTTTTCAACACCTCCTTACAACCAATATTGTATCAAATAGATACAACTAACTATAATATAAATCATAAGTCCTGCTGATGCAATATATCTAATATAGAAGTCATTATTGCTCCATAAGAATATAATTTTAGTATTTAGTTTGTTAAGCCATTTTCTAATTAAGAATACAAAGCAAATCTTAATCCAACTTACTATAT